GAGCACCTACTTCATTTAACACAAAAATGTATTTATCTGTATAAATGTTATAACCGTTCTTGTTTTTAATAACTTCCTGTATTTGTTTTATATCTTCTACTTTTTTCATATCGCACTCAAACATATCATTTACAAACTCTTCCTGTTTTTCTTCTTCACAGCTACAAATTGATAGCATCACCATATTCTTTTTGTCTGATCTTTTATTGTTCTTATCTATTATCAGTCTTACAAATTTAACCATTTTTTTCCTTTTTACCAATTCTCTACAAACCCATATTTGTTTATTGTTTCTTTATACCAAAAATCAGGGAAATAAATCATACTTGCCAGTTTCTTTCCATTATTTAGTAAATTTCTAATTCTTGTCTTATAAGCCTTAATAGTAGATGCTTCTTTGTTATACACAGAAAGTTTTTCTAACACATCTTCCATGTTCTTTATAATAAGCTCTATTGTCTTGGTTCTAAGCATCCAGCCATACTTCCTTCTATGATATTCATTTGCTATCAGAACCAACAACCTTACGTTATATGTAGCGTTAAACAGATCTCTAAGTTCATCAACAGTCAACAGATGTAATGAATTCTTTTCAAGTTCTTCAAGATAAACCTCAAATTCTTCAATCTTTTCTCTTGTTATCTCTACAACCTCTTCGTTGGTTCTGTTGATTAATTGTTCAACCATAGTCTGTTGAAGTTTATGTTTCTTAAACTCTTTTTTATCCTTGAATGGAACAAAGTCTTCAGGTATTCCCATTCTGATTAAACAGTCTGTAATGTCATAGAACTCTGTAAACTTCTTATCTTTATATATCCTTGAACCTCTACCTATCATCTGAAAAAATAAAGGATACGATTTAGTAGGTCTAAGGTTAATGATAGTGTCAACATTAGGTGCATCAAATCCTATTGTTAGGGAAGTCACTGAAACTAACGCTTTTATCTTTCCTTTCTTGAAATCATCAATCACCTGTTGGTTCTTATCTTTATCCTGTTTAGAATGAACCACCTCTGCTGTTGGTTCTATCTTCTTAATCAAAGAACAGTATTCCTCTGCCATAGCAATATTGGAAGTGAAAACCAATGTTTGTTTTTTGTTCAGAACCAACGACTTGGCAAACTTGACAAACCACTCTTTAAATTGTTTATCTGAATATAGCTTTCTAATATCCTCTGCACTATAATCTGCTACACCTTTATCAATCTTCTCAAAATCCATTGTTGTAACAATTCTTGGAACATAATACTTAATAGGCGATAAATATCCCTTTTCTTCAGCTTCCCTTTGAGATATAGGACAGAAAGTATTGTCAAACATTTTAATTCCGTTAAAGTCAAAAGGTGTAGCTGTTAAACCTATCTTCTTCGTTGGTTCTAATTTATCAAGAATTAATTTAAATCTATCGCCCTCAATTCTCTTATGATACTCATCTGCTATCAGCACTATCTTTCCTGTTGGCTTTAATTTGTTGTTTTTAAGCCTGTTATAAAGCGTTTGGTCTGTTGATAGTATGATAGGACTATTTTCATTAGTTCGTTCATTGTCGTTTAAGATAGACATCTCTAACGATGTGTTTTTAAAATGTTCTCTTAATTGATTAATGAGTTGAGAGATATCACTGATAATATATACCTGATAACCAGAACCAACAAGTTCTTTGGAAATATGAGGAATAAGGAATGTTTTTCCTAATCCTGTAAAAAGCTCAATAACTAATTCTTTTTCATCAGAACCAATAAACTCTTTGGTTTTCTCAATTACCTTTTTTTGATAATCTCTTAGTTTCATTATATATCCTTGTTATATTAAAATCCATCATACATTGTTTGTATCCGTCAAGAGATCCCCTCTCGTATTCTCCAGATTTGCCAACTATATCACCAATAAAAAAACCAAATTCAAAAATAAGAGTTAAAGTAACAAATAAAGTTGCAATAAATTCAAATATTCCTATTTCAACTATGTTCTTTTTCATATTTATCCTTTAAATACCTTGCTATAAGATAAGCATCACAGATTCCATCCTGTAATCCACCTCTTTTGCCTTTACACTGAAGCATTGGTTCTAATTCAAGAGCTTTAACACAGGATTGTTTTTTATCAGAACCAATCAGTCCGAAATGTTTTTTCCATTCCTGTGGACGCACTAATTCATATTTCAATCCTAACGTATCTAGAACGCCCTGTATCCATCCAAAATTCTCTCCGAATGTAAACATACTACGAACACCTTGATTTGGCATAGAATGCACTAATTCAAGCCCTACGATAATATTCGTGGTAGAGTATGTTTTTAAACAGTTTAGATAACCTTCTTTATCAAATTTCACAATCGTTGGTTCTGGGTCTGTTAATAGAACCAACGCACCTGATTTTCCTGGGATCTATTCCTGCAAACAGTTTTATAGTGTTTTTTTTAATCACTTTTCGCCTCCTCTTTAAAATTAAAACCAAGATATTCTTGTCGTTTTTCCTTTATAACTTTTCTTATATTTTCTTCTACTGTCTTTATTCTTTTTGTAGTTTTTGTAATTGTTTTTATTTTTTCTGCCATTTTTCTAATAGATTTTGTTTTAAATAAAAAGACATCATCTCTAAAGCAAAGAACTGTTTTACTTGTCGGATGTCTGTCTCTTAATTGACGTCTTGTATTTTCGCTCCTTGTTACAAATTCACAGTTATTTGGTTCATAATCTCCATCAATGTTAATTCTATCAATAGTTAAACCTGGTTTATAATTATTATTATAAGCCCATTTTCTAAAATTTTCAAACAACCTCCATTCGTCGCAAACCTTAATTCCTCTATCTTTATAATGCTTGTTGCTATGATGGGAACCATGGCATCTGGACATCATGCTTTCCCATATACTATATAGAGGTTCATTTTTTCTATTAAATCCATGTCTATGATATTTTGAATATTTACAATTTGGTAAAGAGCAATATTTTGCTTTAGAATCACCTCTTTTAATGCATAAATTTCCACATTCACATATATATAAATAATAACTATGTTTCTTTGCTGTGTATAAGCGTTTTATTTTTTTAATCATAATTTTCCTTTATATAAATCACATTTATCCTTTAATATTTAGCTTTGTTTCAAACCAGTTTCTTTCTGATTCTAAAAGCTTACCTAAAAGATTTTCTCTTTCTTTCTTTTCAGAATTAAGCATCTTTTTATATGTATCTATAAGAACTTTTAATTGCCCTATTTCATTTACAAGTATTTCTAAATATTTAAGCTTGATAGAAAGTCTATCTTCAGAACCAAGCTCAAGCTTCCATTCTTTAATCGCATTTATTACATCTTGAATCGTTGGTTCTTTCATAACATTTCCTTTAATTTACAAATATTTTTATTTTTTCTATTTTGTAAAATGGAGATTCAAAAAGAAGTAATGGATTATCACATCCCTTTTTAAAAGCAAAAATTTGAATAAACTCCTCATTGTCATCTAATTTTACATTAAGTTCTGTTTTATATGTTTTTCTAAACTGAAAACTTTTTCCGTTTACCTTATCAATAAATATTCTATTTACTTTCATTTGTTACTCTCCTTACCGTAATGAGTTAGCATAACATGGTTTTTAGATGAAAATAATACAGGATTTTCAAAAATTTCATTTATTCTTTTTATACAGTCTTCGCATAAATGCTCAATAGGTTTAGATAAATGCCATTCTTTTAACAACCCATCTTTTACCTGTTCATCAACATATTCTTTTACCTCAACTTCGTATTCAATTCTTCCACATAAATCGCATTTTAATACACAAGACATTTTTATTCCTTTGTTTTAATATTGAAAGGAAATCTATTTGATAATCTATAAAACTCAATTAATCCTTTTTCATCAGGATAGATTGATTCTATTATCTCTATAGCTTTTATGATAGTTTGCTTTGTAATAATAAAATTATCATTTATTAAATTTTTGAACATTTCTTCTATTTTGGAAGGATTTATTCCCAAATCAAACTCGTTGGTTCTTTTGAATTTTTGATAGAAATAAACACCTATTAATCCCATCAGTAGAGGTTGACAATCCTGAGAGACTATATCATCTACTTTCCTTAATCTCCTAAAGAAAAAATCTAATACTTTTTTATTAGCATATGAAGGTCTTAATCTTTTAAGTTTTTTATAAATAGAAAGAACCAACATATCATCACTATCTTCAGCTTCTGATATATCACATTTAAGATCTTTAGTTTTTTTATCTATAAGATCTAATTGGTCTAAACCTTCCATAATAAAGGATAAAGAAAATAAAAGCAAAGCCCTTTCTCTTAATTGCTTTTTTGTCATTTCTTTTCTCTCCATTCGTTATTTATGTCTTTTTCAAGATAAATGACTTTAGCGTTTGTTGCTTCAGGATGGTTCTCAAGATAATTGGCGACAAGTGTGGCATATCCAGCTAAATCTCTCCAGTTGTCTATATATTTAGAGCCACCGTTAATTATCCTTGCCAATTTGTGAGCTATCATATCGAAACCTTCATTGATAACTGGATCTAATTCCTGAGCATTCTGAACATAATAAATATCTTTTATTTTTTGGCTTATTTCTGCAATATCTTTAAAATCTCCGTAAACCTTTTTTCTCTCTTCCAAAACTTTCATTATAAATCCTTTATAGCTTTCATTTTATTTAGCTCTACTTTATAATCAAGATTTTGTTCAACACAGTTTTTAATAAACAAGTATAATTGGTTAAAAACAGAACCACCGCCTATGTAGAAGTGAGTAGCTTTCCCTTTTAACCATTTAACAAGCGTTTTATTACCAGTATAGATGTATCTAAACTCTTGGTTCTCATAGATTAGTATTACATCATTGTTTTGATTTACAGTTATTTGGATATCATCTTGAGAAGCCTTTTTTAATTGTTTTGAAGCTTCTCTTTTTATTTCGTCTTTAAACATATTTATCCTTTTAAGCATTGGTTGAAATCCGCCCTATGCCATTTAGCTCTTTCTTCTGGAGATTTATCTTTTACAAATTTACCATCAACAATGGAACCAGCTCTGCTGTTTATTTCTTTAGACACCTCATTAAGCACACATTTTGGTTCATATCCAAGTTTCATTATAGAACCAACAGCAAAGACTATAATATCAGCAAAAGCATCAATAAGTTTTTCTTTATCAGCTGGCTCTTTATTAGTAAAGTGTTCATCAAATATTTTTTTAGCTTTGTCTCTTGCATATAAACTCTCATATCCAAGCATTTCAACAAGCTCTTCAAGAATATGTAGTATTTCTGTTTCAAAATTAAAAGGTTGTTTGTCTAATAGTCTATCTTTTTGAAATTTAATGATTTCATCAATAGGATTAATATTGTTTTTTAATATTCCAACTGTTGCTCTTATTTCATCTGAAAGTGAATAATATCCGTCTTCTTCAAGGTTATCAGCAATATCTAATAAATTTACAAAACTATCTAACATATTTTCTCCTTTTCATAATAATTTCAATTAAGTTTAAAAATTTCCCTTATTGGTTTTTGTTTTTTTCTTTTATCCATTCTTTCAATCTTTTCAAATGTTCTATCTTCTTGTTTAGAAGTTTATGTATTTGACTAACTAATTCCCAGTTTGTTGGTTCTGCTTCATATGTATGTTTATGTAAATTCTTTTTCAAGAGTTCAATATCCCTTTGTGTTTTTAGAACCAACCCTTCTGGTTCTACATTATGGTATTTGCAGTATTCTTCTAAATCAACCCCATATAGTTCCTCATAAGTCATTATCTAACCTTTTTATACCAGTTTTTCCATTCATTGAATGAGTACTTTATTATTTCTGCCTCAGCAAATGATAAATTAAATTCAACAGCTAGATCGCTCCACTCTTTATCAGTTGGTTCTTCTTTTAAGATTTTAAACATATTAGCCTTCTGAATAACAAAAATATCATTTCCATTTGTATCAATTCCGAATACTGTTTTAACTTTCATTTTACATTTCCTTTATTGTTTTTTCCAGAAACTTCAAAACTTCTTCTTTTGTTATAAAGACAAAGTCTTCAGAAAATTGTTCTCCATTTTTAATCCAGTATGTTACATAAATTTCTTTTCTCCAGTTAATATCAATTTTTATGTTGCTAATTTTACTTTTAATAATTTTATTATCATAAATTACGTAACATTCATCACCTATATTTAATTTTGTTTCTATTTTCATTTATTATCCTTTTATTTTATCTTTATTTTTTATAGCTTTATGCAATTTAATAAAGTCATCTGCTGCTTCTTCTAATAAGATAGCATTGTTAAATAAAAATTGTTTGTCTTTTATATCTTTAATATTTTTGTCTGCAAAATGGTTTAACGATCTTGCTATTATTTTTAATCGTGCTACTGTTGTAGCAAATTTTAAATTAAATTCTTCATTAATCATTTCATCCTCCATTTCATTTTATCGTTTAAGATTTCATCAATCTCAAAAGGTTTGCTTGTCTCATAAACATACAATACGGAACCGCTAGAAGCTCCAAAGGTTAAGAGATAAACTTGTTCCTGTTGATTCTCTAATGTTTCACGCCAAACGTCTTTAATAGAGTTAAATATCAATTTAGCTCTATCTTTTGTTTCAATTACTCTTACAATCATATTCAATCCTTAAAAAATTGAATTTTGTTTTCTTTAATTTTTTGTAATAGCTCTTTTCTGTTAAGATTTAAAAATTGATACAAATATTTGCTTGTTGTATTGCTTATTTGCCAGTTTTCTTTAATGTATGTTCCGTACCACGTTTTTACTGCCATAATTGTTTGGTATGACTGAAAAATAAAACCTTTTTCAAAGACAATTTCATACTGATTGTTTTGGATTTTTCTTACATACTTGAAATCGCCTAACTCTTTAATTAATTCATCAAGTGTTTTCATTTTTAATCCTTTCATAGTTGGTTCTGATTTTTTCATTAGTTAGAACCAACTCCTTGTAATCATCTGGTAATACATCAACCATATCTGCACATAGTTTTTGAAATTCTGGTAATACATCTTTGTTGATTCTTAGTTCCAAAAGATGAATTAGTGATTGTAAATTGAACGAATATTGTCCTTTAAATTTAAATGCTTCAGGTAAAGCATATTTGGCAATATCGTTTGATATATTGTCCTTTAATAACAGTCTTAAATTTTCTAAGGCATCAATTATGTAATTATTTGTTTCTTGATTGCTTGTTAATACAACATATTTTTCTGCTTTTCTGTAATCATAGATATAAATATTTTTAACTGATGTTTCCATATAAAAACTTTCTTCATTTTTTAAGTCCTTCATTAGAGTATATCTTGTTGATTTTACCGTTGGTTCTACTCCAACACAATGCCTTGATAACTCTTGCAATAAAGCTCTACTTGCTTCTAGTTCAAAAACAATCAAAGAATGCCTTAATACGCTTTCATGCTTCATTTTGAAACCGACTCTTTTTATTAAGTCAAAGTCTTTAGAGCCAATACCATTAAATTCTTCATTAAAATCTTTATCTTTAATATTATATATAAATAATATATTTTCACTATCACTTAAATAATGGTTGTCATGACTGTAACGAATTCCATTTGCTATTAACCATAGTGGTGTTATGTAGATTAGTTTTACTGACATTGCTCTTTCCTTTCAAATCTATTACATCCAAAATTTTTTATTGGTTCAAAAACTGGATAACAATCATAATAGTTTAATTCATTACATTCTCCTTCTGTATCTAGGAAGTCTTCATTTATTTTTTTATTTACACATTTCCCATATTCATCATTTTCATATTGTTTCCAATGCTTGCAGTTTTCACAAGTTCTGTTTTCAAAATCATCGTAAATTTCGTCTAATAGACGATCTGCTTCATTAAATTCAACATAGCTGTATATATTTGTATATAGTTCATTTTTATCTTTAATTAAATCTTTCAAACTTTTATATGCTTTCTCTCTTGTCATTTTGTTTTCCTTTTTTCAAAATTTAATTTTATCTCTTCGTTGGTTCTGTTTGTAATAAGGACAAACATCTTTGTAAGCACAATAAACTTCACATTTCATTTTAATTGTATTTCCATTTTTTAGTTTTCTTATCCATAAATCTTTACATTGTTCTGGATAAGAACCAATTTGTTCATATGATTCTAATTGTTCAACTATCTCATTAAATCTTTTTTCAATTTCTTTGTAGCTGATTGGTTCTAAATCAATAATCTCATAGTGTGGTGTAGCATGCCCATCTCTAACATTAAAATCAGAACCATCTTTTAGCACTGCAAATAATCTAATATCATAATCAGAACCAGTGAGCTCTTTCATTAGATATCTGTAAACGCTTAACTGCCAGATATAGTGATGCTTTGGTTCTTTTTTTAATTGAGATATTGTGTATTGTTTGGTTACTTTAATATCATAGATAACTTTTTCTTTATTATCTACAATATCAATAGAACCACTTAGGCTCCATCCGTTAGAGAATTTAACCAAGACATCCTTTTCAATCTCCATTTCTGGTTCGTTTTTGATTAATTCCTGAATTCCTATATGAACCAACGATCCGATTGTTGATTGAGTAAATTTTTCATTAGGAATAACACCGTATTTATATCTTAGCCATATCTGTAATAATTCATCGCCAAATTGTGAAGCACTTATTTGTTTTATGTTTGGTTCATTGTTTCCTTGATATTGAGTTTTTTCGATTATTTTTTCAATTATCTTACTCATTGCTCTTTCCTTTCAAATCTATTACATCCAAAATTTTTGTCATCTATAACATCTAAAGTGTATTTACACTTTGCACCCTGAAATATCCTGCATTTCCCATCTTTATATTGAGAACAGTTTTTGCAAGTTCTACTTTCGAAATCGTTGTAAATTTTATTTATTAGTTTAAATATATTATTTTTGGTGAGTCCATATTTTCCTTTTTCAAAAAATGAGTAATAGATAATTTCTTTAGCTTCTTCTCTTGTCATTTTATTCTCCTTCTAAATCAAACCTGCCTGAATTGAGAATGTCACAAATTCTCTGAGCATCTTCTTCTGTAGCAAAATAAACCCTATCAGGAAAATAATAATAATTTGTTATGCTTGTTACCCATTGTCCGTTATTTTTTTCTGCAAAAGAATCTTTTTTAATTGTCCAGTTATTACCGCCTTCTACAAATTCATACTCTCTACTATCAGGACATTCTTGGTCTCTTAAAGCTAATAATCTAGCAAATCTCCCAACCTGTCCCAGTACTTTTTCGGCAATTTCCTTATCATCTCTCGTAAGTCCATTCTTAATAGCGTCTTTTACTGCTTTATTTTCAAATAGATGTGTAGGCTCTATATATCCCCATTCAGGCTGGATAATAAAAACATCCTCTTTTAATTTAATTTTAGGGGGTTTAGGAATTTCAAACTTAACTTCATCCCAGAATAGTGTTTGATTGCCATTAGAATAAAAAGCTACACCATCAAAATCAAAAAAACCACAACCAAAATAAATATTATCAAAATTAACTTCTATTAAACCAAAATCATTATTAATATTAAAATTCTGATTATCTAAATCTGAAGCCTTTAATAAATTTTTAACCTTACCCCATCCATATTCAAAATGCCAAACTTTATCACCTGTTTTAACTCCATCAAAATAAGCCATTTCACTTTCCTTTTTAATTATATTTTCTTTTTAAACTTGCTAATACAGTTTTTCTTAACTCTTTCTCACTGATTGGTTCTGAAAGCATAGAATTAGCTTTATAAAGTTCTTCTTCTATTCTTTCAAATGAACCAGTTAAATCTCCTATAAAAGAACCAAGTCTGAATAGATTATTTGACCTGTTGCCTTGATATGTATTATTAATAAACCATTTTATCATTCCACCTATTCTACGATTAACTTCATCTGTATCATAATCTTTCTCATCAAATTTCTCTATTTGTTTTTCAATTATTTCCCTTACTTCAGTATCAGGTAAATAAGGAATAACGTCAAACAATTCACCCTGTTGGTTCTTGAATGTTTGACATTCAGGATTAGTGAACCACAGTCTGTCTTGGTTCCTTGTAGATACATCATAAGAACCAACCCCTAATGCTTCACAAACATTAGTAATCAGTTCTTTATGTCTTTCATTATCTACAAAAAATTTTGATTTTGTAGGTAACAGTATTCTAAATCTATCACAAATAAGTCCTCCCTTGTCTTTCTGATGAGACTTGGTTGTATAGATTAGATAAACATAGTCTTTAAGTTTTTCAATTGTTTCTTGTAGTGTGATTCCATTATCAACATCTATACCTATACAGTTTTGTCCTTCAATAGTTTTATCTGATTTTCTTTTTCCATTTTCAAAATGAACCAAGCAAAAATTTGATACTTTATCTGATTTAACTAATCTTTCTACGGATTGGTTCTCTCCAAAAAACGGTATTTCCATACTGATATAATCAGTGGTTTTTTCCTTTTTATCTACTTTAGGAATAGATACAATAATCTTATTCAAATCAACCATAGGCATTGGTTCTATTGAGAACGTTTTTATTTTAGAACCACGCACCTGTAATACCTCATTCTTTCTATAGGCATATTCATCTACAAGCTTAATATCTTCATTGAAAGTCATTCTATTGAAGATGTCTGATTCAAGTATTTCTGATTTTGTTGCCTTACCAAGCTTTTTGATTACTCTGTATATTCTTCTGTGCTGTGGTTCTACATTGAAAAGCTCTAAATTAGTGCTTCTAACATGCTTATAGAAGTTATAAGCATATTCTACGTTATCATAAGAGATTTGCTCTCTACGGTTAAGTAAAGCGTGTAAAGCACTTAATTTTAACAACTTATCAAAAGAACCAACTTCTGCACTAAATCTTTCATCTTCTTTATATTTGTTAGCAAATTCTACAAGCTCATGATTGATAAGTTCAAGATATTCTTCAGCATCTACTGTAAAATGCAATTCAGGATAATTCCCTGATTCTGTTATTTCTTTAATGTGTTTGTTTATGTATTCTCTTATAAAGGACAAATCAGGTTGTTCATAATACTCTGTATCAGTTCTTAATTGAATATCCGTTGGTTCTTGATAATAAATAAAACTTCTTCTATATATTCCAGAACCAAGTGCTTTGGCAAAGTATTCATAAACCTTTTGGTCTCTTTTTAGAGATGTAGATGAACCAAAAATAAGCATATTAGACACTACCCCATAGATATTGTCGTTAATAGATGATTTAATCACCTTTCCTATAAACCTTCCGTCATAAAGTTCTTTCATTACATTTAAGTTTGAATCTTTAATTACATCCATTATCTCTTCGTGGATTAGATTTAATGAACCAAAGAAACTTTTAGATAGAGCCAATGCTCT